GGGGGGGGGGGGAGGTCAAAAGTCCGGGGTCGATACCCCCTCAGACCGACCGGGGGGTTCCTTTGCGCTGACACCGAAAACTGGAGGGGGGGTTTCCGGGCTAAGCCCCCGGGAAGGTCCAGCTAACGACCGAACTCGGCGAGCTCACATTAGTCCGATTGCGTACATGACGGCGAATGTCACCGCCGTCATAACAGCGACAGAGGCCCCCGGATGCCTCATAAAATCCCAGCAGGTGCTGAAGAGCGGGCGCAAGCGTGCTGATTTATTTTCCATGAACGACACTAGCACACCTGCATGCCATTCACGCGCACGTTAACGGCATCCACGAACCAAGGCCCCGCCATCTGAGGCGCAATATCGGCCGCAAGGCAAAACTGGCGCGGACCGCCGTGCCCTGGAGAGGACAATGGCCCTTGATGTGATCGCGGGGCCGGGCGCGGACGTCGATGAGCCTGACTGGGAACTTCTCATCCCCGAGCGCGAGGACGGGCTAGAGGAAAAGCTCCGGATGATGGCCCATCGCGAATGGGTCCGGATCAGCTCCGAACTGCGCGACAGCCAGACGTTATCGCCCGTCAACCGCCACGCTATGCAGCGCCTGGTGCTGGCTTATCTCCGGTACGATATGGCGGCGGCCATGGTGATGAAGTTCGGTGCTGTGGTGGCCGCGAAGCGCACGAAAGTGCCGCAGCTGAACCTCTGGCAGACCGAGATGCGCGCGGCGGACGCCGATGCGACCGGCGCCGAGATGGAGCTCTGCCTCAACCCGCGCCGGCGTGGCGCGGCAACCAAGGTGCAAAGGAAGGCCAAGCGTGTCACGGCGGCGGACAGCTACCTCAAGCGCACGGGCGGCTGATCCGACCACCGCCTGGGCCGAGGATGTGCTCGCGGACAGGATCGTGGCGGGTGAACTGGTCAAGCATGCCGCCGAGCGGCACATGCGCGACCTGCGAGACGGGCCGGCGCGCGGGCTGCACTGGAGCGTCGAGAAGGCAGCGCACGCCATCGGCTTCTTCCCGGCGGTGTTCAGCATCACGGCCGGCGCGAAGGCGGGCCAGCCTTTTACGCTGCTGCCCTGGCATTTGTTCACGGTGGGCAGCCTGTTCGGCTGGCGCCGGGCGGACGGCCAGCGCCGCTATCGCACCGCCTGGATGGAGACCGGCAAAGGGCAGGCGAAATCGCCGCTGATGGCAGGCGTCGGCCTCTACCTGATGGGCTTCTGCGGTATTCCGCGCGCCGAGATTTACGCCATCGCGGGCGACAAGGACCAGGCCAACGTCCTGTTCAAGGACGCGGTCGCTATGTGCCGGGGTCAGATCCCGGGCGAGGAGGAAGGCGACAGCCTGGAGGAGCGGGGCACGGTGGTGATCCGCGGCACCGGGGACATGGCCTGGAAGATCGAGCACCCGGAAAGCCGGTCCATGTTCCAGGCGTTGGCCAGCGGTGAGAGCGTGTCGGGCCCGCGCCCGGTGGCTGTCCTGGCCGACGAGATCCACGAGTTCAAATCGGCGGCGCCTATCGAACTCTGGCAGGCCGCCATTACGAAGATGCCCGGCGACCCGCTGATGATGCTGGGGACGAATACCCCGGCGGCCGACCAGATCGTTGGCACCGAGCAGTCAGAGTTCTATCAGAACGTCGCCAAGGGCGAGTTCAAGGACGATACCAGCTTCTCCTTCATTGCCCGCACCGATCCGGGCGATGAGCCGTTCGAGAATGAGGCCTGCTGGCCGAAATCGCTGCCGGCGCTGGGCATCACCTATCCGGTCGAGAACGTGCGGAACGAGGTGGCCAAGGCGCGCGGGCTGGCCAGCAAGGCGCTATCGGTGAAGCGCCTGTTCTTCGGCATTCCGGTCGGGTCTTCCGAGTACTGGATCGACGAGGATCTGTGGGACAGCACCCTCGGTAAGGTCGATGACGAGGAGCTGATCGGGCTGCCGTGCTGGCTGGGCATCGATCCGTCGCAGCGGAACGACCTGACGGCGCTGGCCGCCGTGTGGCGGACCCGGATCGGCCGATACAAGGCCAAGATCTGGTACTGGAAGCCGCGCGAAGGGCTGGCGGACGCCGAGGCCAAGGACAAGGCGCCCTATGCCCAGTGGTGGGAAGAGGGCGTTCTCACCGCCACACCGGGTCGCGGGATCAAGATGGGGTTCGTGGTCGCCCGCGTGCAGGACCTGGTGGCGCGGCACGAGGTGGAGGCCATGGCCTTCGACCTGGCGCACTTCCAGACCTTCCGGGACGAGGCGGACGCGGCCGGCTTCGAGACCTGGGAATACAAGGGGCCGGATGAGCCAGAAGGCTCCGGCCTGAAGATGATCCGGCACGCGCAGGGTGCGCGGGGCCTGCATTCCGAGCGGCAGCTGTGGATGCCCCGTTCCGTACAGGCGCTGGAGGATCTGATCCGCGCCGGCAACCTGACGGTGGATGACAACGGCCTGACCCGCTGGTGCTCGGGCAACTCGACGCTGAACGAGGACGGGCAGGGCAACCGGTTTTTCGACAAGAAGCGGTCTCGTGGCCGCATCGACGGCATGGTCTCGCTGGCCATGGCGGTGGGCGCGGCGACCTCGGCGCACAAGCCGTCCCGCGAACCCGAATACCAGATGATGTTCGTCTAGCCGCGAGCCGGCTCGGAGGATCCAGACATGAACCGCGCCTACTCGCTCTTGACCGTGAAAGCGGTCGAGGAGGATCAGCGCGTCATTCGCGGCGTGGCGACAACGCCCAGCGCCGACCGGATGGGCGATATCGTGGAGCCGTTGGGGGTGCAGTTCCGCAATCCCATGCCGCTGCTGCACCAGCACGATCATGACCGGCCGGTGGGCACAGTGGTCTTTGATCGCCCCACCAAGGACGGCATCACTTTCGAGGCGCGGCTGCCGCGCATCGATGAGCCGGGCCCACTGAAGAACAGGGTCGATACCGCCTGGGGCGAGGTGAAGGCCGGGCTGGTCCGCGCCGTGTCCATCGGCTTCCGGCCGCTGGAATATTCCCGCCTGGAAGAGGGCGGGCTGCGTTTCCTCAAATCTGAGGTGATCGAGCTGTCGCTGGTGACGATCCCGGCCAACAGCGACGCCACCATCACCCTGATCAAATCGGTTGACCGCGATCTGCTGGCCGCGACGGGCCGCAGCCAGAGGTCGGTTGAACCGCCCACCAGCCCCGGCGCTTCGGGCTCCCTCAACCAATCCACCCCGAAGAAAGGGGCCAAGCATATGGCCAAGACCATTGCCGAGCAGATCTCGGCGTTCCAGGCGACGCGCCAGGCCAAGGCCGCGCGGATGACCGAGATGATGACCAAGGCGGCCGAGGAAGGCGTGACCCTCGATGCCGAGCAGACCGAGGAATATGACGGTCTGGAAGCCGAGGTGAAGTCGATCGACAGCCATCTGGCGCGTCTTTCCACGCTGGAGAAGGCGAACAAGGCTGCGGCCACGCCGGTGGACAACGTCACCGACCCGGCCAGCGGCTCCGCGGCGCGCGGCGGCGTGCGGGTCGAGGTGAAGGGTCACAATCTGCCCAAGGGCACGGCCTTTACCCGCTACGCCATGGCGCTGGCCCGCGCCAAGGGCAACGTGGTCCAGGCGGTGGAGATCGCCAAGGCCTGGCACGACAGCACGCCCGAGGTCGAGACCGTGCTGAAGGCGGCAGTCTCCGCCGGCACGACCACGGACACCGACTGGGCGAAGCCGTTGGTGGAGTACCAGAACATGGCCAGCGAGTTCGCGGAACTGCTGCGGCCGGCGACGATCATCGGCCGCATTCCCGGCCTGCGCCGTGTGCCCTTCAACATCAAGATCCCGCGCCAGCTGACCGGCTCGACGGTGAACTGGGTGGGTGAGGGCGCGCCGAAGCCGGTCGGCGAGCTGTCCTTCGACCAGATCACCCTGGGCCTGACCAAGGCGGCGGGTATCATCGTCCTGACGGACGAGTTGGTGCGCTCCTCGAACCCGGCGGCCGAAGGGCTGGTGCGCCAGGACCTGATTGCCCAGATGGCGCAGTTCCTCGACAAGGACTTCGTCGATCCGAGCAAGGCGGCGGTGACCAACGTCTCGCCAGCCTCCATCACCAACGGCGTCACCCCGATTGTCGCCAGCGGCACCGATGTGGACGCGCTGCGGGCCGACCTTCAGAAGCTCTATGCCGCCTTCATCACCGCGAACATGTCCATCGCGGATGCCGTCTGGATCATGCCGGAGACCCAGGCGCTGGCCATCTCCCTGATGCGCAATCCGCTGGGGCAGCGCGAGTTCCCGGAGATCACCGCCACGGGCGGCAGCTTCGAGGGGCTTCCGGTGGTGGCGACGCAGAACGTGCCCGCCAACCCGGGCTCCGGAGAGCCGGTGACCGGCGCGGGGTCCCGGATCGTCCTGGCCAAGGCCAGTGAAATCCTGCTGGCGGATGACGGGCAGACCATGCTGGACGTCAGCCGGGAGGCCAGCCTCCAGATGGACAGCGCGCCGGCCAACCCGCCGACGGCTACCACGGTGATGGTGTCGCTGTGGCAGATGAACATGGTCGGCATTCGGGCCGAGCGGTACATCAACTGGGCCAAGCGCCGCCCCGGCGCCGTCCAGTACATCGACAGCGCCAATTACGGCGCCTGATCCTGAACAGCGGCCGGCCCCTCGCGGGACCGGCCGTTTCCTTTGCGGGAGGCTGGACATGGCCAAGATATCTCTCGTCGCCACCAAGGCCTTTCGCTTTGGCGGGCGCGCTCTGGTAGCTGGTGACGAATTTGAGGCATCGGCCCGCGACGCGCGCCTGCTGAAGGCCGTCGGCAAGGCCGGCGATCCGAAGCCGAAGGCCGTCAGGGCGGCAAAGCCCGCACCGAAGGACGATGAGCCGGGCGATAGCGAGGCGCCGGACGTTCTCCGCCGTGGCCGCTACGCACGCCGCGATATGCAGGCGGAGGGCTGAATGATGGACGATCTGGAGATCCGCTTCCTCGGCGACCTGCAACGGTTGGAGGTGAAGCCTGGGGACAGGTTCGTGCTCACGCTGGAGCGCGCCCCAACGCCGGAGGTGACGCAGCGCGTTCGTCAGGCATGGCAGGCGTTTGTCGGCGGCGGCGTTCCTCTCCTCATCCTCGACCCAGGAATGAAGCTCGGTGCCGTTTCGGCTGCTGAGGAGTGATCCATGCAGGTCTTCGGGCTGACCATCACACGGACCAAGGCGGCGCCTGGTCTGGCGCCCGTGGACAACCGCGGCGGTTGGCTGGGCGTGGTTCGGGAGGCCTTCACGGGCGCCTGGCAGCGCAACATCGAGGTAAAGACGGCCGACGTCCTGACCTTCAGCGCGGTCTATGCCTGCGTGACGCTCATCGCGTCCGACATCGGCAAGCTGGGGATCAAGCTGGTGCAGCGGGACGCGGACGGCATCTGGTCGGAGACGACCAATCCGGCCTTCTCCCCGGTCCTGCGCAAGCCGAACCGCTACCAGACCCGCATCAAGTTCGTCGAGCAGTGGATCACCTCGAAGCTGATCCACGGCAATGCCTATGTGCTGAAGGAGCGCGACGGTCGCGGGATCGTCACCTCGCTCTATGTGCTCGACCCGCAGCGGGTGACGCCGCTCGTTGCCGAGGATGGCGCAGTCTATTATCGGCTGAACCGCGATGACCTGTCTGGCGTTGGCGACGGGGTGACAGTGCCGGCCAGCGAGATCATCCACGACACGATGGTCGCGCTCTATCATCCGCTGGTCGGTGTCTCGCCGATCCATGCCTGCGGTCTGGCCGCCGTCCAAGGGCTGCGCATCCAGCACAACAGCGCGCATTTCTTTGCCAACGGCTCGAACCCGGGCGGCATCCTCTCCGCGCCTGGGAAAATCAGTCAGGAGACAGCTGACCGCCTCAAGGCACACTGGCAGGCCAACTATTCCGGCGAGAACGTCGGCAAGGTGGCGGTTCTCGGCGACGGGCTGAAGTACGAGCGCACAGCGATCCCGCCTGCGGATGCCCAGCTCATCGAACAGCTGCGCTGGTCGGGCGAGACGGTGTGCTCCTGCTACCACGTGCCGCCCTACATGGTCGGCATCGGCCCCGCGCCGACCTACAACAATATCGAGGCGCTGAACGCGCAGTACTACGCGCAGTGCCTGCAAGCGCTCATCGAGAGCCTGGAACTGTGCCTGGACGAAGGTCTCGGCATGGCCAGCAGCGGCCCGCAGCAGTTTGGAACCGAACTCGACATCGACGGCCTGCTGCGGATGGACACGGCGACGCAGTACAAGGCCATCGTCGAGGCCACTGGCGGGGCCTTCATGACCCCGGACGAGGGGCGCAGGAAGCTGGACCTCCGGCCTGTGACGGGCGGCGGCACTCTCTATCGGCAGCAGCAGGAGTTCTCGCTGTCTGCACTGGCAGAGCGCGACCGCAACAAGCCTTTTGCCAAGCCTGCGACGCCCGCGCCAGCCGCCCCGGCGCCGACGGCGAACGACAATGAGGCGGCGCAGCGCGAGGCGTTGGCCGAGATCCGAAAGGGCCTTGCGTGATGCTGGATGGCAAGGCGTTCGGCCAGGAAGTCGTTGAGGCCGTCCGCGGCTTTTTCAGCCGCCAGCTGGAGCCGGTGCTCAACCGCTTGGAAGCTTTGGAACGCCGAGAGGCGCCGCCGGGCCCGCCTGGCCGCGATGGCGATAACGGAGCCGATGGCGCGCCGGGAAAGGATGGTGGGCCGGGAGAGCGCGGACCGGAGGGCCCGCAAGGCGTCCCGGGCCGCGATGGCCGCGACGGCGCTCCTGGCCGTGACGGCGAGCGCGGGCCGCCCGGCGAGAAGGGCGAGCGCGGGGAACCTGGGCCGCCGGGAGAGCGCGGCAGCGAGGGGCCGGAAGGCCCAGCCGGCGCCGACGGGAAGGACGGCCGCGACGGCCAGGACGGCCTTGGCTTCGACGACCTTGAGGTCGTTCAGGCCGGCGAGCGGGGGTTCACCTTCCGCTTCGCCCGTGGCGAGCAAGTGAAGGCGTTCACCTTCTCCCTGCCGGTGATGATCTACCGCGGCGTATTCCGCGAGGGGGAGACCTACCATCGCGGCGATACCGTCACCTGGGCAGGATCCCTATGGCATTGCGACGCTGAGACTGCCGACAAGCCGGCCGAGGCCGTGAAGTCCTGGACCCTCGCTGCCAAGCGGGGCCGGGATGGCCGGGACGGCAAGAACGGCGAACGCGGCGAGCGGGGACCCCAGGGCGAGCGCGGCCGGGATCTGACGCAGCTCGGGCCGGATGGGAGCAAGTGGTGAGCACCATTCTGACCGTCATCACCGCCGCGCCGAGCCGGCGGCTGACCACGATCGACGCTGCTAGGGCGCAGGGCCTTATCGGTTCGGAGGTCAGCGACACGATGGTCGGCGCCTGGATTGACCAGGCCTCGGCCTCGATCGCATCTTACTGCCGCCGCCCCTTCGCGCGGGAGGAAGTGCGGGAGGTGGTCCGTACGGCCGGCGCCGCGCCGTTGTTTCTGTCGCGCTCGCCGATCGTCGGCGATCCTGCGCTTTCGGCTGGCGGTGTGCCGCTGGCGGGGGAGATCGAGGTGGATGCCGCGGCGGGCCTGATCTACCGGCTGCATGGCGATGAACGCTGTGCCTGGGACCGGACCCGGATCGAGGTAACCTATACCGCCGGCTGGGTGCTGCCCGGCTCTCCGGCACGGGACCTGCCGCAGGATGTGGAGCAGGCCTGCCTGATCCTGATGGCGGCGCGCGGCGCGTCGCTCGGCCGTGACCCGATGCTCCGCAGCGAGACGACCGAGGGCGTGGGTTCCAACTCCTGGATCGCGTCGGCGGACATGGGCGCGCTGCCGCCGCAGGCAGCGAGCCTGCTGGAGCCCTATGTCCGGGTGGTGGTGGCCTGATCATGAGCCAGCTTCTGAACTCCCGCCGCCGCCAGATCCGAGCGAAAGGCCGCACGATGGTGCTTCACCGCAGCGGGGCCACGCCACCCAGCGTCACCTTGCTCGGCTTCCCACGGGCTTACCGCCCGGACGAGCTGGAGGGCGGCGTCATCCAGGGTGACCAGCAGGTGGAAATCCTGGCCGATGAACTGAACGCCGCCGGCTGGACCGACAAGCCCGAGCGGCCGGACCGCCTGGTGATCGACGGACGATCCACCGCCGTGCAGGGCAGCCGCGCCGTCTGCGACGGCGCGCTGCTCATCGGCTACAGCCTGTGGGTGCGGGGATGAGCGACGTCGCTTTCTTCGACACCATCAAGGATCGCATCGCCGAGCTGTGGGCCGAGACGCCAGTACACTGGCCGAACGAGCAGTTCGATGAGCCGGAGCCGCCCGCGCCTTGGCTGCTGGTGGAGATGAGTGGCGACGTGTTCGGCCAGGCCTCGATCGGCGCCGGCCGCCGGCGGGACAATCTGTGGCGGGAGGGTGGCTCCCTCTGGCTGCACATCATGGTCCCGGTCGGCACGGGCGAGCGCGAGGCGCGGCGCCTGCTGCGCGAGGCCGTGGACCTCTTTGTCGGCCAGGAGGTCGGCGACATCACCTTCGGCGATGCCTCCATCGGCATGGGCCAGCCCGGCGACGAGAACGGGCTGTGGCATCGCCTTTCCGCCAGCATCGACTGGACCCGCGACGAATAGGGGGCTCCCTTGGACAATCTGCTTGTGCTCGCGGCGTTCGTGACGCCGCAACGACGCTTCGCGCCCGGCCCGCCGGACAGTCCCGTCACCGTCACGCCGGACGACGTCGGCGGTGAAGGCTTCGCGGCGCAGCTGGTGGCCGCCGGCTACCTGGACGAGGTGGAGCCGGCCGAGGCGCCGTCCGCACCGATCCCCGACAACATCGAGCCCGAGGGTGATGAGGCATGAGCGCCGACACCAACCGCCTGCGCCTCTCCGGCGTGCGCGAGATCATCGGCGGGGTGACGCCCGCCAATCCGCGCCTGCGCCGCTTACGGATCACCGGCGAGAGCCTGCGCGTCGAGCCGCAATACGAGGTCTCGGAGGAGATCCGCGACGACCGGATGGAGGCCGATCCGGTGCTGGTGGATATGGCCAGCGACGGCACCATCAACGGCGAGTTCCACTATCCGATGGACAAGTCGCTGCTGTCGGAGCTGTTCCAGTCGGCCTTCTACAACAACTGGCAGCTGACGCCGCAGCACGACAATGACGGCAATGCCGGCGTGTCCATCCTCTCGGTCGATGCGGCCACGCGGACCATCACCCTGGCGGATGAGACGGGGAGCGGCGGCTTCGCGGGAACCTCCTACATCTCCAACCGGCATCTGCTGCTGCTGAGCGGGTTCGGAGAGGCGGCGAACAATGGCGTCGTGTCCATCGGCTCCAACTCGGCCACGTCGATCACGCTGAACACCTGGTTCTCGCCCGCCGATGAGGCCACGGTGCCGGCGACGGCGCGGATCAAGGTGGTGGGCGTGCTGTGCACCGCCGACGACATCGCCGCCACAACGACCGGCCTCGCCAGCACGGCCTTCTCCTTCACCGGCCTGGGCCTGAAGGTCGGACAGTGGATCAAGATCGGTGGCACCGATCCGGCCAGCCGTTTTGCCAATGCCGCCAACAATGGCTGGGTGCGCATCACGGCTATCGCCGCCAAGGCGCTGACGCTCGACAATCTGCCCGTCGGCTGGGCGGCCGAGGCCGCCACAGGCAAGACGCTGCGGATCTGGTTCGGTGACATCCTGCGCAACGGCACGACGCAGATCAGCACGACGCTGGAGCGCGGCTTCATGGGGCAGGCGGTGCCGACCTATATCCGCCAGCCTGGCATGGTGGCGGGCCAGCTCCAGGTGACCTTCACCGCCAAGCAGAAGCTGACCACGCAGTTCACCTTCCAGGGCATGGCGGGCGCCGGGCCGTCCACGGTCGCGCTCGACGCCACGCCCGATCCGGCGCCGGACAACGTGGCTTTCCCCATCATGGCGGCCAGCACCAATTGCGGGCACGTGAATGAGGCCGGGGCGGCGCTGCGGTCGCCGAACTTCGTCCGCTCGCTGACGATCACGCTGAACAACAACACCCGCGTGGTCGATGAGATCGGCACGCTGGGCTCGCCGGATGTCGGCGAGGGCAGCGCGACGGTGGGCTGCACGCTGGACACCTATTTCGGTGACAGCACGCTCTACAGCAAGGCAATGAGCGGTGAGGCGACGTCGATCAATGTCCGCGCCGTCAAGGCCAACCGGGGGGTGGTGTTCACCTTGCCGCGGCAGACCCTGCGCGGCTTTCCGACCAACCCCGCGCGCAATCAGGACAGCACCTTGTCCCTGACCGGCATGGCCAGCCGCGATCCGCTGACCGCCTGCCATATCCAGATGGACCGCTTCGACTACGTCGAGGCCTGAGAGGACAATCCATGGCCAAGCTGAGCCAGTTCCGCCAGAACTCCACCGCGATCATCAAGGGCGAATGGGTGCCCGTCGGTGATGAGTTCGGGGATCTCGAGATCCTGACGCGCGGTTTCACCGATGAGTATTACGACGCCCAGGCGGCGCGCCAGCGCGTCGCGGCGCGGGACTTCGACGGCGACGTCTCCCGGCTGCCGACGGCCACCCGCCGCTCGATCAATCTGGATTGCCTGATCGACCATGTCCTGCTCGGCGTGCGGAACCTCGAGCATGATGAGGGGCCGCAGGCGGGCAAGCCGGTGACGCTGGAGGAGTTCCACGACCTGCTCCGCAACCCGGATTATGCCGAGCTGGTCGCCGGCTGTTTCAAGGCGCCGGCGCGGGTGGGGCGCCGCCGCAAGGCGGACCTCGCGGACGCCGTGGGAAACTCGGCCAGTACCTCCGCGACCAGCTGAACGGCCGGGCTGCCACCTCGGCCTGGCTGGCGGAGGTTGCGGCAGAGGAGGATGAGGCGGCGTCCTTCGCCTCCAGGCTGAGCCAGGATCGGGTCGAGATGGACCGGGCCTGGGGCTGGATCTGGCGGGCGTGGCGCCGGCTGGATCATGAACGTCCCTACATCGTCACCGGCATTGGCCAGCCGATGGGCGCCACGATGATCGTGTCGCAGCCGGGGCGCATCCCCTGGACGGCCGTGGACCGGTGGTGCCGGGCGCATGGCTATTCCGATGATGACCGCCAGTTCCTTGATGCCTGTGTCGAGGAGCTGGACAGCATCAAGCTCGCCGACTGGGCGGAGAAGCAGAGGCAGCCATGAGCCGGTTTGTCCGCCGCATCCAAGCCGTGGATGTGAAAGCCGACATCGCCGCCAACGTGCCGGCGGCGCTGGCCGCCTTTGCCCGCCAGGACCGCGATGCGACCATCGCCGCGGGCCGCGCCTCGGAGAACTACCGCACCTTCGTCGACGGCCGCGAAGGGGCGGTGGAGGAAACCGTCCGCCCGGATGGCAGCATCCTCTACCGCTTCTCCTTCATGGGCGAGATCGCGGCTTACGCGCTGGCGGAGCTGCAATCGCGGGCGCCCAGCGACACCGGGCATTACCGCAAGCAGTTCTGGCTGATGATCGATGGCCGGTTCATCTCGCCGGCCTCCTTCGACCCGGAAAGGGTCGGCACGGCGAACCAGGTCGTGATCTACAACCGTGAGCCCTACAGCCGGAAACTGGATGTGCAGATCGCGGGCGGGCGCAAGCTCCGCGTGCGGGTCGAGCCCTTCTGGTTCGACGATGCGGCGCGGGCCGTGAACCGGCGCTTCGGCAACGTGGTGCGCGCCTGGCGCCGCTACACCATCAAGCATCCCACGGCACAGACCACCCAGGGCGGCCGGCCGATCGAATACCCGGCCCTGGTCATTGATCCCATCACCAGCTGAACGGAGACGCATGTCGTGGTCGCTGTGAGCGAACTGCTCTACCGCGCGCTGGTCCGGGATGAAGCCAGCGCCTCGCTGCAAAGCATCGAGCAGAAGTTCGATGCGGTCGGCGCCTCCGCCGAGGGTGCCGATCAGAAGCTGACGCGCGCCAACAGCTCCTTTGCGGCCATCGCCAAGCGCCACGACGAGGTGAGCCGGACGGCGGCGGCGCTGGCCAAGGCGCAGACCGACCTCGCCAACGCGCAGCAGGCAGGCGCGGCGGCAATGGCGGCCGGGACGGCCAGCCAGGCGCAGGTGGATCGGGTCACGGCGCAGCTGGCGCAGAACCTGGGGCAGGCGGCCGTCGCGCATGAGAGGGCGCGCCGCGCCGCCCAGGAAAACGCGCAGGCCATGGCCCAGTGGAACGCTGTGGCGGGGCAGGGGGTCGGCGCCGCAAGAGCTTTGGCGACCGCCATGCCAGAGATGGCGCGCGGAACGCAGGCGCTGGGGAGCGCGTCAGGCAGCGCCGCCCATCAGGTCCAGAACATGTCCTACCAGGTCGGCGACTTTGCCGTGCAGCTGGCCAGTGGGCAAAGCGCAGCGACAGCGCTGGCGCAGCAGCTGCCGCAGCTGCTCGGCGGCTTTGGCATGGTGGGCGCCATCGCAGGCGCTGCGGTCGCTATCGCAGCGGCCACCGCAAAGCTCATCGGCATGGGCGATGCGATGGAGCGCATCAACGGCCTGGCGCGGGAACAGGAGGCGGTGCAGCAGTCACTGACCTCCTCCACCGACCTGCTGACCAAGAGCTTCGAGGACCAGCGCAAATCGGTACTGGATCTGGCCCGGCACTATGAGGTGCTGGACGCCGCCGAGCGGGAGTATGAGAGCCGCCGGCTGGCCCGGGCACGCAACAAGATCCTGGAGGAGCAGACAGCGCTGGGCGGGCGCGCGGCGAGCCGGGCGGCCTCCGCCGCGGCCATCGCCAGAACGCAGGTCGGCTTTGGCTCGCCCGACATGATGCCGCTCGGCGGGATCGAACTGGACGCCAGCGTGGGCCGTTTGGACGAGATTGTGGCGCAGCTGCGCAGCGGCTCCAGCACGCCGCGCGAGCTGGCCGCCCTGGGGACCGAACTCGACACCATCGCCAGGAGCGGCGCACAGGCGGCCACCCAGGCGGCGCGGCTCCGCGACAACCTGGACGACCTGGTGCCACAGGCGCGGGCGCTGGACCAGCAGCTGAGCGAGAACCAGCGGTTCCGGGATGCGCTCGAGGGCGGCGGCACATGGCTCACCCTGCCGCCCATGCCGCCGGAGGATGGCCCGCCGGATCGCGGGAGCGGCCGCAGCCGGGCGAACCCGGCCGACCGGGCAGACGTGCAGGGAACGATGGAAAAGATCCTGCTCGACCAGGAGCGGGCGGCGCGGTCCCTGACCGCCTCGCTCGACCCTGCGGTCGCGGCCTGGCAGCGATACGAGGAGGCGATCGAGGGGGTCCGCCGCGCGAGCGACCTCTACAACGCCACGATCGACCGCGAGGGCGGGCCGCTGGGCATCTCGCCGGCCGAGGCGGAGCGGTTCCAGAACCTGGCGCAGGAGCAGTACGAGACCTCGCTCAAGCGGATCGAGGAGCAGGGCAACCGCACCGGCAACGCCATGGAGAGCGCCTTCGGCAAGGCCACCTCGGCGCTGGAGGATGCGCTGGTGAACGGCGCGGAGCTCGGCGACGTGTTGAAGGGACTGGAGCAGGATTTCGCCCGGCTGATCTATCGCATGACGATCATGAAGCAGATGGAGACGGCGGGAAACGCGGCCAGCAACTTCCTGTCCGATCTCGTGGGCAACGTGGCTGGCAGCCTATTCGGATCGGGCGCCGGCGGCTCCTACGACGGCAAGGGCGCGGTCGTGTCCACCTCCAAGACGACCGGCGTGTCCGGCGGGGCCAAGGCCTTCGCCGCGGGCGGCATCATGACCGCCTTCGGTGAGATGCCGCTGCGGCGCTATGGCGCGGGCGGAGTTGCCACCAGCCCGCAACTGGCGCTGTTCGGCGAAGGCCGGAAGCCCGAGGCCTATGTGCCGTTGCAGGACGGGCGCACCATCCCGGTCACCGTGCAGGGTGGCGGCGGTGTCGTCTACTCCCCCACCATCCATGTCGATGCCCGTGGCGCGGATGCGGGGGTCGAGCAGCGGCTCACTGTTAGGATGCAGCAGATGATCGCCGCCAATCAGCGGCAGTTTGTCGCGGACATGCAGCGCGGCGGCGCGATGTCCCGGGCGGTGGGAAGGCGGAGCTGATGCCCTACGCCAATTACTCGGCCTGGCCCTCCTGGCTACGGGGGCCGGGCAGCTTGTCCTGGCGCCTGACGGCGAACACCCAGATCCACACCAGCCCGCTGGACGGCTCCACCCAGACGCTGCGCCTGCCCGGCAGCCGGTGGGTGGTGACGCTGAGCTGGCAGACCATGCGGCAAGACGACTGGCGCGGCCTGTCATCCTTTATCGCCTATCTCGGCGGGCGGGCCGGACGGTTCACCATGTCGCCGCAGCACGCCAAGCGGAGGGGAGCCGGCGGCGGCTCACCGGTCATCGACGGGGCCGGGCAGTCCGGCGATGTGCTGGCCACGCGCGGATGGCCGCCCAACACGGCGGTGCTCTGGCCGGGCGATTACATCTCCTATCCGGACGCCGCCGGCCGGCCGATGCTGCACCAGGTGGTGACCGGCGGGCAGTCGGACGGGGCGGGGCGCGCGTGGCTGGTGATCGCGCCGCCGATCCGCCGCCCCGGTGCGGACGGGGAGCCGATCGAGATCGATGCGCCAATTGGCCTGTTCCGACTGGCGTCGGATGAGGATGGCGACCTCGCCGTGAGGGCGCCGCTGACTGGCTCGCTCAGTGTCAACCTGGAAGAGGCGTTGGTTTAGCTAGTTGGCTGGATTGACGGATATGGCGCTGCGCCGCCTTGGGCCATCAGGGCCGCTATCAACCCTGGGTCGTCAACCAATTGCGGGACCACTTTGCGGAGCGCGTCATTTAGTGCCGCCTGTGCATTGTGCCCCAACATCAACTGAATGTTCGGCTCAAGGCCCTGCGAGGTGAACACGCGACTGTAGGCTATTTGGCCGCTTCGGGTCAGAACTTGAACATTCAGGGTGATCTCGGCGACAGCATCTCCAGCCCAGAAACCGGTCCGAAAGTCACTGTAGAATTTGATGACTTCCACTCTAAGGCGCGCTCCATCGGGACCTATGCGAAAGCCCTTGGCAGCCAACTCTGCTGTAATTGCCCGACCGGTTTCAGCCACCACATCCGTTGTGGAGATGATCGGCGCCATTTCAGTGCCGAAGCCGTTCTTCTTGCTTGATACCCTGTCTCTGCGATCGGTGCGGCCGTCAACCGCGTCAACGTGAACGACAGTCACCGAGGCGCCTGGCACCGTCTGCTGCGTTCTCGCCTCTCCATATGAGACATCAACATAGTCCGTTGTCAGAGCGCAGCCTGACAACAAGGAGATGAGCGCCAAGGCAAAAATCCGCATCGCAAGCTCCAGAAATTAACCAGAGCGAAACGATATCAGCCGGCCGCAAGCGGGGATAGCCCGCGCGAGCCGCCAGAAAAACTCCCGCCGAAAAGGGAACACCGACCAATGCGAGGAATGACAACGGCCGCCCGCGCTGCTGCGCAGGGCGAGGTGGTAACGCGCGTCGTCGCCGTCGATCTGGATTTTCCGTCCGGCCATGTCCGTCTCAATGGCTCTCCGGTCAGCGTGTGGATTGGGGGCAACGAGTTCCACGGCGTCGGGCAGCTGGGCGGCATCTCCGCCGTGGAGGAGAGCGTGGATCTCGCCGCCTATGGCCTGACCCTCCAGCTCTCCGGTATCCCGCGTGACGCCATGGTGGCCTCGCTGGCCGAGGACTATCAGGGCCGCGCCGGCATCGCCTGGGAAGTGCTGCTCGACAACACAAGCTGGCAGCCGATCTCCGAGCCGCTGCTGATGTTCCGTGGCCGCATGGATCAGATGAATGCCCGGCTCGGCACGGAAGCCGCGGTTGAAGTGAAACTGGAGAACCGGCTGCGCGACTGGGAGCGGCCGCGCATCCGCCGGTACACGTCCGAGGACCAGCGCCGGATCTGGCCGACCGATCTCGGCTTCGAGTTCGTCCCGGCCACGGTCGAGAAAGAGCTCATCTGGCCTGCCAAGAGCTTCCGGGGTTGAGCATGCGTCCTCTCCCGAGCCGGAAGCGGCTGCCGGATTGGGCGGAGCGGCTGGCCGCCCTGGTTGAGGAGCGGCGCAACGCCCCGTTCGAGTGGGGCGTGCAGGACTGCTGTACGCTGGCCGCCGATGCGGCGCTGGCCATCACCGGCGCCGATCCTCTGGCCGACTGGCGGGGCCGCTATGCCTCCGAGGAGGAAGCGGAAACGCGGATCGGGCCGGAGGGTCTGGAAGCGGCCGTGGCCGCGGGCCTCGCTGCCTGGGGCGCGCCGGAATGCCCCGTCGCTTTCGCTCAGCGCGGCGACTGGGCACTGGTCAGCGTCGGCAATCAGCTGGTGTGCGGCGTCGTGCTGGGCGCCGTGGTGGCCGCGCCGGGCCGGGATGGCATCGCCTTCGTGCCGGTGTCGCGCATGCAGCGCGCATGGAGCATCTGACATGCCGCAGGTGGCGATTGCTGTCGTAGCCGCAGCCGCAGGATACGGCGCTGCGGCCGGTCTAGGGATAGCGGCAACTTCAGTCTGGTTTGCTGTCACTGTCGCGGTAGTTGGAACTGTCGTCTCCTACGGCCTCACCGCTGCATTTGGCCTGAACAGCGCAAAGCGAACGGTCAACACTGACGACCGGCGGCAGATGATCCGGTCTTCAGTCGAGCCGCGCCAAGTCATTTACGGCCGCGCGCGCGTCTCGGGCCCGATGGTCTATGCCAGCAGCTCCGGCCCGGATCTGCGCTATCTGCATCTGGTGCTCCCGCTGGCTGGGCATCGGGTGAATGCCATCACCAATGTCTGGATCAACGATGTCCTGATCTCGCCGGGCCAGATCGACGGCGCGGGCATGGTCACCTCCGGCCAGTACGCCGGCCGCGTGCGCATCCGGAAGTATCTTGGCGACCAGACGGCGGCTGATCCCGATCTCGTGGCCGAGAGCACCGATGGCTGGACCGCACAGCACGTTCTCTACGGCGTGGCCTATCTCTATCTCCGCCTGGAATACAACAACGACGCTTTCCCCTCCGGCCTGTCCAATATCTCGGCCGAGGTGGAGGGGGCGCTGGTGCATGATCCGCGCACGGGCGCCACGGGCTACAGCAACAACTGGGCGAATTGCCTCCTGGACTACCTACGCAGCGATTACGGCCTGGCCTGCGCCGATGACGAGATCGATTTTGGCTCCTTCGTCATCGCCGCCAATCTCTCGGATGAGCAGGTGCAGCTCAATGCGGAGGGGACGGAGTGGCAAAGCCGCTACACTTGTGACGGTTCCTTCAAGCTGGATGAGGAGCCCATCGACGTCATCGAGAAGCTGCTCACCGCCGGCGGCGGCTCCCTGGTCTATGTCCAGGGGCGCTACCAGCTGCGCGGCGGTGCCTATGAGGCGCCCACCGACACGCTGACCGCCTCCGACCTCGCGGGCGATCTCGAGATCATCACCAAGCCCAGCCGCAAGGACATCTTCAACAGCGTCCGCGGCACCTTCGTGGACCCGGACAACTCCTGGCAAGCCAGCGACTTTCCGGTCTGGCAGAGCCCGACCTATCTGGCGCAGGACGGCGAGGAGATCTGGAAGGATCTCCAGCTCCCCTTCACCATCAACGGCACCCGCTGCCAGCGGCTGGCGAAGCAGCTGGTGCTGACGGAGCGGGAAAGCCTCCAGATCAACGCGACGCTGAAATACTCGGCGATCCGGCACAGCGTGATGCAGACCCTGGCGGTGACCATGCCGGACCTGGGCTGGATCAATAAGCCGTTCCGTATCCGGTCGTGGAAGTTCGATCCCGTCTCCGGCGCAGTCATCCTCCAGCTGCGGGAGGACGGTCCGGGCAGCTATGGCTGGCTGTACGATGAGGCGGCGAACATTCCGCCGTCACCGGACACCAATCTGATCAGCCCGCTCGCCATCCCGGCGCCGACGAACCTCGCCGTGGTGGCGACAACCGCGCTGAACCGGGATGGCGCGGCCGTGCCGGCGCTGCTGGTGACCTTCACGCCAGCGGCGCATGCCTTCGTCAATTCGCATGAGGTGCAGTGGCGCATCTCGCCGTCCGGGGAGTGGAACAGCGCCGAGGTGCCGGCGCCGACGGGGCGTTATGTCATCTCGCCGGTCATCGTTGGCCAGGCCATGGATGTGCGGGTGCGAGCCATCGCCATCCTGACGCGCAGCCCCTGGACCGGCATCTACACCGCCGCCGGCGAGCCGGACACGACACCGCCCGGGCAACCGGCGGGGGGTAGCGTGGTCGGCGCCATCCGCCAGCACGTCATCCGCTGGACGAACGCGACCGATAGCGACCTCGCCAAGGTGGAGATCTGGGAAAGCGATAGCAACGATCTCGGCGCCGCCTACAAGCAGGGAGAAAGCTACAGCGACTACTTTGTGCGCGAGATCGAGGCCAACCAGACCCGCTGGTATTGGGGCCGATCGGTAGACCGCAGCGGCAACGTCTCCGGGCATGCCTATCTCGGCACGGCGACGTCCCGCTACGCAGAAACCTTCGACATCGCGGACGGTGCCGTCTCGGGGCTCGACGTCGATTTCTGGAACGGTGACACCGTGGGCACGAGCTGGCTGGAGATTATGAGCTGTCAGGTTGGCGATCCGACCTATCCGGCGCGCGTAGCCATCAGTGCTGAAATCCAGTTCCAGGGCCAGATCATCGTGACGCCCGGCGGCGAGGGGGGCGACAACATCGACACGCCTGTCGGTGCCGCACGGCTCCTGGTCAACGGTGTCGTGGTGCGGGAAGTCGATCTCCTCGGCGGCGGCGCCACCATCGTCTGGGGCAATACCATCGCGCCGGGCGTGGTCCCGGCAACCGTCGAAGTCCAGTCGATCTACGCCGCGGCAGACCGCTTTCCCGGTGCCTCCATGACCGCCTTCTCAACCAAGCGGTAGCGAGCGCCGCACCTCATCTACCATCGGAGATCTTCATGTCCGGCAGCATGACGCCGCCCGGGGACGCGTATCTGCGCGTCCGCTACGGGCCAGCCTATGGCACAGCGCAGGATCGCGTCGCCGGTTCCACCGTCGCCGTCTATGTCGATGCCGTGGAGCGGCTGACAGGCCAGATCGCGCCCATCGAAAACGGGGTGCTGGCGGCGGGTTACCGGCTGCCGCACCAGGCCGACTTCCCCAAGCGCGACTGGCCAGTGATCCCGTCGCAGCTGGCGCCCGGCCAGTGGCGCGTCGATGTGCCCACCGTCATGGGCGGCACCTTTGAGGGCTGGCTCGTCCTGATCGCGGACGGGTGGCTCATCCAGAACCAGACATTCCAGTTTGACGTCGGTGGAGGCCTCTGATGAGCGGAACCACGACCGTTCCCCCATATCTCGATATCGCCTCGATCGCCGCCGCGGTCGGCGCCAGTGCCGGTGCGCAGGAAGGCGGGCAAAAGGGCGCGGAGAAGGGCGCGGAGGCAGCGCAACCCTTTGCAGAGGCGGCCGATGAAGCCCGCCGGGCGGCGGCGGAGGCTGCCGGCGCTGCGGCCGCCAGCAAGGGTAGTGCTGAGGCTGCGGCAACCGAAGCGGTATCGCAGGCCAGTGTGGCATCTCAGAAGGCTGCGGATGCGGAAGCAAAAGCGCTTGCCGCCGACGAAGCGGCCAACCGCTCCGAGCTCGCCGCGATCCAGGCCACGACAGCCAGCCCGATCTATCCCGATGTGGAGACCGGTCTGGCGTCCGTAGACGAGGGGGACACTTTCTCCGTTGCAGGTGCTGGGGACACATACGCGATCCTCTACCGCAAAGTCTCCGCAACCGCTGTCGAGATCGGGCGATATCCGTCCCAGGCTGCGCTGGACAGTGCAGTGGCAGCGCTCGCGGATATTCCAATCCGCGCGACGGCACAGGCGACCGGCGCCATGGTTACCGGCATAGACAAGCGTGGTCGTGCCTTCTGGGGCATCGACCAGCTTGGGAAGCGTCTCTGGGCGGCCGGTCAGGCTCTCACTCGACGCGCGGATGGGACGGCTCGATGGGAGAGGCTGAGCGGCGGCCCTGGGCTCGATCTCAGTGACGCCGGGATTGAGACGGATGGCCCTCGCATCGGATTTGCCGGCGGCGCTCTGCGCGGGATGGGCGGTGTCGTGCAGAATGGCAGGTACGTGTCGTTTGCGCACCTCGACGCCAAGTTTCGCAGCATTTTCCGGTACGGGCCCCGCCATTTTGCCGTGTCCGGGCTTTGGATCGACTGGGACGAGAACGGCTCGTGGACGCTGAGATCCCCTCGTGGGCCACTGCTCACTGTGCCAGCAGATGGCCGTATCGAGTATGCGGAGAGCCGCATCGGCATGGCATCCTTCCCCGGGGCGGCGTTGACGCTCCGTTGGGGTGACGGCCGCCTCTCTGCCTTCCGCATCGATCCTGAGGATGGCGCGCTGCGGCTGCTGGGCCGCGATGCGTCGGATGGTCAGCGCGAGCCTTCCGACATCCGGCCCTTCTTCAGCGACACCCTTTGGGGTGTCGAGGGCGTGCCGGTTTCGATCTACCTGGATGGCCTGCTGGCAGACCGTGCGGACATGCCGCTCTGTCGGCTGACCGTGACCTCTGGCGCGGGCTCCGTCGCCGGCAAAGACGCCTTGGCCGCGGGTATTGGCCGGGTTGATGTGGATGTCGCGAAGCTCTCAGCCTCCGCGCAACTGGTGGTGCATCCGGCGACCTGGGACGGCGGCACGCGGGCTGTGCTGCCGCTGGCGGTGCGCGCCGCTCCGAGGAGCCCGGCAGTCGCGCCGGCGCCGAACGTTCTGTTGCTCGGCGATAGCATCACCAATCGCTCGGCCGCGTGGCTGATGAACCAGTACCTCACCGCCTGGGGCTATGCGCCGAGCTTCGTCGGTACGCTGCGCGGCACCTCTGGCGATGCCTCCAGCGGCACCACGGGCGGGCTGTTGGGCGAGGGTCGCGAAGGGCACCAGACTGAGGATTTCGACTATACGCGCACCTCGCGGGTGGAGCCTTTGGCGGCCGGGCAGGAGGCGTCCTATCTGGCCATGGCCAAGGATGATGCGCGCTTCCTGATCCCATGGCTGCGCGCGGAAGCTTCTGGAGACCCAGAAGAGGACGTCCGCAACGGCTATGTCATGGACTGGCTCTACTACCAGTCCCGCTTTGGCGGGCTGCTAACCATTCCGACCCCCGATATCGTCGTGCTGGGATTGGGCACCAACAACGCGATCTATTCTGCGCCGGCGGGCCTCTATGACACCATTTACGCCGCGGACATGCTGATGTATCGCCGGCTCCGCGCGGCCTGGCCGAACGTCAAAATCATTCGCATGCTGCCCGGGGCGTCGCGCTCCGTCGAGAAAGACGCGCTGTGGAAGTCTGCGTATATCCCGATGATCCGGGCGATGCGAAAGGCCATCGCTGACACCGCCAGCAGCAACATCGTCCTTGCTCCGACTTGGGCGATGGCTGGGCAGGATGTCGGCTACTCGCTCACCACGACGACGCCCGACCCCGACACGGGCGCTCTGCTCACCACCCTGAACGATGCCACCCACCCGATCCACGCCGGCCGCGCCGAGCTTTGGCGCGCTGTCGCCGGCTACGTCGCCGTCGCCGCCACTCCCTGATCGCAGGAGATACCAATGAGCGGAACTACTCTCATCCTCGACAGCGATGCCATTGCGGATGTCGCTGTCACCAACGGGTTTTTCCCGCCGGTCCCTGACGGACTGGCCGGATATTACGAGATGGACCCAGCGCTGATCAGCGACGGAAAATTGCCCAATCTCGTCAATCCTGCGCTGCCTGCGCTGATCGTCGGTAGCCCGGTGCTGGAGGCGGACGGCTTCACCTTCGAGGGGTTGGTCTCTTACCTCAACACTCAGTTGCCCGAGACGCAGTACATGACCATGGCGGCCGTCGCGAAGCCTGTGGTGGCCAGCGGTGTGGCGCTGCCCAGTGCAGTGATCGCCGGCAACTTCGGCACGCCCGGGTCCATGCTGTTCACCCAGGCCCCCACGGGCGGGCAGACGGTGGGATCGCTGCGCACGTCCGCTTATGTCGATAACGGCGCCGGCGGCTCGACCTCGGCCCAGGCGGCCATCACGGAGCCAGCGGGCGCGCTGAACTGGATGTCGCTCTGGGGCCGCGTCGGCGCGGGCACTCGCGACGTCGCGAATATGACGACGGGGCAGCAGGGCAGCTTCGCGTCCACCGCAGCCCGCATCCTCAACGCCGCCAATCCCATCCGCGTCGGTTCCTCCACCAGCGCCAGCTACGCCGGCAAGGTCAAGATCGCCCGCTTTGCATTGTGGACGCGGGCGGTGATCGACACTGAGCGGGGGACCATGCATGCGTTCTGGCAGGGCGATGTGGGCGACTTGGGCATCACGGTCTGATCACGCGACAGGGAGGCGACCCGATGACCTCAACCGTCACCCGTGCCGCTGAGGTGGTGAGCACCAACATCCTGCTCGCGGCGGTCACCCGGTTGGGCGTGCCGCTGCTGCTGGCGGGCATGCTGTGGCTGGTCAGCAC